AGCTCATGGCTGCGGGCTTTTACCGCACGATCGAGCTGCCGGAGCCTGACCGCACCCAGGACGACATCAAGAAGGCCAAGGACAAAGAGACCGGGTTCAGCGACCTGAACGACGATCGGTACATCCTGCTTGAGAGCCACGTGGACCTCGTGATCGAGGAAGACCCGCTGGCTGAGGCCACGGAGAACGAGGACGGCGAGCGCGAGGTCGTGGAGATCGCCATACCGTACGTGGTCACCATCCTCAAGGGCACGGGCGACGTGCTGTCGATCCGCAGAAACTGGAAAGAGGACGACGACCTCAAGCTCAAGCGCCAGCACTTTGTGCACTACCAATATGTGCCCGGCTTTGGCGCCTATGGCTTCGGCCTGTTCCACCTGATCGGTGGCTACGCCAAGTCGGCTACCAGCATCATGCGTCAGCTGGTGGACGCCGGCACGTTGTCGAACCTGCCCGGCGGCTTGAAGTCCCGTGGTCTGCGGATCAAAGGTGACGACACGCCGATCGCCCCGGGCGAGTGGCGCGATGTGGACGTGGGCTCTGGCGCCATCCGTGACAACATCCTGCCGCTGCCGTACAAAGAACCCAGCGCAGTGCTGGCCGGCCTGCTCGACAAGATCGTGGACGAGGGCCGCCGGTTCGCAGCTTCGGCTGACACCAACGTCAGCGACATGTCTGCCAACGCGCCGGTGGGCTCGACCCTGGCCATTCTGGAGCGCCAGCTCAAAGTGCTGACGGCCGTGCAGGCCCGCGTGCACAACTCGCTCAAGCAAGAACTCAAGCTGCTCAAGACGATCATCCGCGACTACACCGCGCCGGATTACAGCTACGAGCCCGAGTACGGCACGGCCCGTGCCAAGCAAGGCGACTACGACAAGGTGGACGTGATCCCCGTGTCGGACCCCAACGCCGCCACTTTGAGCCAGCGCGTTGTCCAGTACCAGGCCGTGATCCAGATGGCCCAGATGGCGCCGGACATTTACGACCTGCCGCAGCTGCACCGTGGCATGCTGGAGGTCTTGGGCATCAAGAACCCCGAGAAGCTGGTGCCTCTGGAAGAGGACATGAAGCCGATCGACCCGGTGTCCGAGAACCAGGACATCATCAAGAACGAGCCGGTCAAGGCCTTCTTCTATCAGGATCATGACGCGCACATCGCTGTGCACCAGTTCATGCTGCAGGACCCGCTCATGCAGCAGACGATCGGGCAGAACCCGAAAGCGCAGCAGATCATGGCCGCGCTCACCGCGCATATTGCCGAGCACGCCGGCTACCGCATGCGTCGCCAGATCGAGGTTCAGTTGGGCATGCCCCTGCCGCCGTACGAGAGCGACGAGCACGAGGACATGCCGCCGCAGGTGGAGCTGCCGCTGTCGGCCATGATTGCCCAGGCCGCCCAGCAGGCACTGGCCCAGAACCAAGCCATGGCTGCCCAGCAGCAGGCGCAGCAGCAAATGCAGGACCCGTTGGTGCAGATGCAGCAGCAAGAGCTTCAGATTCGTGCGTCCGAGGCGCAGACCAAAGCACAAAAGGTTCAGGGCGACCTGGCCATCAAGCAGCAAGAACTGCAACTCAAGGCCCAGGAAACGCAGGCCAAGTTGGCCGCCAGCAATCCGCAACTGGAAGCCGCCAAGACGCAGCAAGAGTTGCAGGCCAACGCCATGCGTCAACAGCAAGAACTACAGGCCAACGCCGCGCGCCAGCGTCAAGAGTTGGAGGCTCTGCAAGCAAAGCTTGCCATGAGCACACAAGAGCACCAAACCAAACTGCGCCAAAAAGCGCAAGAACACGCCGTCAATCTGGCACTCAAAACCCAGCAAGCTGGTGCAACAAAACCCAAGAAAGGCACACCTGAAGCATGATCGAAAGTTTCGCACGCGTACTGCGCGAGAAGATACGCACTGACATGAACAACTACGCAGACGACCTCGCGGGAGGCGCCTGTCGCTCATTCGACGAATACCAAAAACTCTGTGGGGTCATCCAAGGTCTGGCCGTTGCAGAGCGTCATCTAATGGACCTTGCGGAAAAACTGGAGAACTCTGATGAGTGAAGTAGGTTTGATCTTGCCCCCGGGCAGTTTTGTTCCCCCGACGATGCAAAAAGTCGACGTCGAAAACATCCCCATGGAAGATCGCGGCAAGCAACTGCCCGAGCCCAGAGGGTTCATGGTTCTCTGCGCGCTGGTTGACACCGACAGCACGTTTGAGGGAACGGAGATCATCAAGGCCGACCAGACCAAGAAGAACGAAGAAGTGTCTTCCCCGGTCCTGTTTGTCTTGAAGCTGGGCCCCGAGGCGTACACAGACGCCAGCCGGTTCCCCAGCGGCCCCCGCTGCAAAGAAGGTGATTTCATCATCACCCGACCCTATGCAGGCACACGCGTAAAAATCCATGGCCGTGAGTTCCGACTCATCAACGACGACATGGTTGATGCAACTGTGCAAGACCCCCGTGGCATTTCACGCATCTAAAGGAGTACTCCATGGCAGACAACTTTAAGTTTCCTGACGAACAGGAAGCAGAAAAACCCGAGCTCAACAGCAGCAGTGACGCTGATGTTGAAATCGAGATCGTCGACGACACGCCCGAGCGCGATCGCGGTCGCAAGCCCCTTGAGAAAGAGGTTGCAGACCCGACCGACGACGAGATCGAAAACTACTCTGATGGCGTCAAGAAGCGCATCAGCGAGTTGACCCACGCACGTCACGACGAGCGTCGCGCCAAAGAAGCCATCTTGCGCGAGAAGCAAGAGCTTGAGCGTTTTGCGCAGGCCCTGCTGGAAGAGAACAAGAGCCTGCAGTCGCGCAGCCGCTCGATCGCTTCTGATGCGTCGGCAGAACTGGCCGAAGCAAAGCTGGAAAAAGCACGCCGCGAACTCAAGGCAGCCCAGGAAGCGTTCGACACCGACGCCATCATTGCAGCCCAGGAGTCTCTGACCGAGGCCAAGTGGGAACTGCAAAACGCAAAAAGTTTGAAAAATTCTTTACAGGCGGAAGAATCTGCGGTACAACAACGCCACGTGCAGCAACAAGCCGCACCACAATCCGTACAACCCGACGAAAAAACCCTGCGCTGGCAGGCAAAAAACCAGTGGTTTGGGTCGTCCGGATTTGAAGAAGTCACCAGCTTTGCACTAGGGCTGCACCAAAAACTAGTGTCCTCGGGGGTAGACCCTCGCTCTGACGATTATTTCGAGCAGATTGATGCTCGCGTGAAGTCGAAGTTTCCGGAAGTGTTCGGAGGCGCCGACCAAAAAACTGAACGGTCTGAAGCCAAGCGTCCCTCCACGGTCGTGGCTCCTGCCAGTCGGTCTACGGGTGTGAAGAAAGTGCAGTTGACACCGTCGCAAGCGGCGTTGATCAAGAAGTACAACCTTGACCCGAAGAAATACGTAGCAGAAGTTCTTAAACTGGAGAAAACAAATGGCTGAAAATCGTTCCCCTCGTGAATTGAGTTCACGCGAAAAATCCGCTCGTGCAGTCTATGTACCGCCGAGCAACCTGCCTGATCCGACCCCTGAACCGGGCTGGGTGTACCACTGGGTGGCTACACACGTCCTGGGACAAGCGGACCCTACCAACGTGTCGCGTAAGCTGCGCGAAGGCTGGGAACCGGTGAAAGCAGTTGACCATCCGGAGTTGCAATTGGTTGGCAATGCAACTGGCAACGTGGAAATCGGTGGCCTCATGCTCTGCAAGATGCCGTCCGAACAGTACCGCGCTCGCCAGGAGTACTACAACAACCAGGCGCAAGGCCAGATGGAATCTGTGGACAACCACTTTTTGCGAAACAACGACCCGCGCATGCCGTTGTACTCGGAGAAACGTTCTTCGACAACGCGCGGTACGGGCTTTGGTTCAGGTTCAAAGTAACAAGGAGCTTTAAATGGCATACCCTACCGTCGATAAGACGTATGGTTTCAAGCCGGTCAACCGTGTTGACGGCCTGCCGTACGCCGGAGCGATCCGTCAAATCCCCGTTGCGGCCGGCTACGCCACCGCAATTCTGAATGGTGACACCGTCGCCATTGATTCCACCGGTTATCTGGTGGCCAAGACCACGACCAACTCTGGCGACTCCGTCGGTGTGTTGGTGGGTTGCCAGTACGTGAACTCGAACGGCCAAACCGTTCAGGGCCAGTACTACCCCGCCAGCCTGTCGACCACCACCGCCCTGGCTTTTGCCTACGTTGTGGACGATCCAAACGCCATCTTCAAGGTTGTGGCTGTCGGTAGCTCGACCACCACCACCCCTGCCGCCTACAGCCGCACGCTGGTTGGCGCAAACGTGGCTTTGGCTACTGCTGTCGGTTCGACCGCCACCGGTGATTCCTACTACGGCATCAACGGCGCTTCGGCCACCACTGACGCTCTGCCCATCCGCGTGATTGATGTTGTGCCTGAGACTGCCACGGGCCCCCGTGACGCTACGGCCACCACCTATTACGAGTTCCTGGTGAAGTTCAACCTGCACCAGTACAACGACACAACCGGCGTCTAAGGAGTAAATCATGGCAATTAGTCGCGCACAACTGCTCAAAGAGCTGCTCCCCGGCCTGAACGCCTTGTTCGGCATGGAATACGCCCGTTACGGCGAAGAGCACAAGGAAATCTACGAAACCGAGAAGTCGGAGCGTAGCTTTGAAGAAGAAACCAAGCTGGCTGGCTTCAGCGCTGCTCCTGTCAAGAACGAAGGCTCTGCCATCGCCTATGACAACGCGCAGGAAGCTTTCACTGCCCGCTACACCCACGAGACCATCGCCCTGGGCTTCTCGATCACCGAAGAGGCGATCGAAGACAACCTGTACGACAGCCTGTCTGCTCGTTACACCAAGGCTCTGGCTCGTGCCATGGCGTACACCAAGCAAGTCAAGGCAGCCTCGGTGCTGAACAACGGCTTCAACGGTACTTACGCCGGTGGTGATGGCGTGTCTCTGTTCGGCAACAACTCCAGCGGTACTCGCGTTGGTCACCCCCTGGTCTCCGGTGGTGTGAACTACAACAGCCCCGCCACCGGCGTGGACCTGAACGAAACCGCCCTGGAAAACGCTGTGATTCAGATCGCTGCGTGGACCGATGAACGCGGCCTGCTGATCGCTGCCAAGCCCGTCAAGCTGGTGATCCCGCCTGCTCTGATGTTCGTGGCCAAGCGTCTGCTGGACACCGAACTGCGCGTTGCAACCGCCGATAACGACATCAACGCTATCAAGCAGATGGGCGCTATCCCCGGTGGCTACACCGTCAACCACTTCTTGACCGACACCAACGCCTGGTTCCTGACCACGGACGTGCCCAACGGTCTGAAGCACTTCGAGCGTACGGCCCTGGCCAACTCGATGGACGGCGACTTCGACACCGGCAACGTGCGTTACAAGTCTCGTGAGCGATATTCATTCGGCTGGTCGGATCCGCTCGGAATTTGGGGCAGCTCAGGTTCGTCCTGATATTAGTACCAAAAGTACTACTAAAAGGGGGCTTCGGCCCCCTTTTCTTTTGATGCTTGTGTTACTCGTTAGGTTTACGGTACAATACCCGTGACTAAGTCGTAGGAGGCGGCATGGCGCGAGGAATCTACAAAATCATCAACGTCGTCAACAACAAGTTTTATGTCGGGAGTGCTGTCGACCTGAAACGGCGCAAGACCCGGCATTTTTCCGAGCTGCGTACAGGTCGCCACAACAACCGCCACCTGCAAGCCGCATGGGCAAAGTACGGTGAGCAGGCGTTTGTGTTTGTCGTGGTGCAGGAGCTACCGCCTGATGCCGATCTTCTTGCGGCGGAGAACGTCTGGTTGAAACAGCATGTGGGGCAACCGTATTGTTACAACCTTGGCGTTGACGCAACCGCACCGATGTTGGGTTTTGGTGGCGAGGCCAGTCCGACGTGGGGCTATCGGCATACGTCGGAGGCCCTTAAAAAAATCGGAGCGTCTTCCAAAGCACGCGTGCAGTCTGAAGACGAGAAAGCAAAACGCAGCATCACAATGCGCGGCAAGCCTCAATCCGCCGAAGTCAGGGCCAAGATCAGCGCCACGTTATCTGGAGAGGGGAACTTTTGGTACGGAAAGAAACGGCCGGACCACGGGGCCAAGGTCAGCAAAGCCGTACAGGTGCAGGACAGTAAGGGCAACACGGAGCTTTTTCCCAGTATTGCCAAGCTGCGCGAGGAGCTGAGCATCAAACCACCAACCGTGAATCGGGCATTGAAATCGGGGCTACCGCTTGTGCGGGGGCCTTTGAAAGGGTGGACCTTTAAATATGTTGACCAGCCCGCAACCGAGTGATATATTGCAATCCAACCCGGGGTCCCCGGTGTTCTGACCAGTCCCGGCTGGACGACATGCAGACAGAGCACCCACGCAACTCGCATGTGAGGATTTGAAATGGCAAATACCACCTTCACCGGACCAGTTCGTTCCCAGAACGGTTTCCAGAACATCTCGATCAACTCCACCACCGGTGCAGTTACCACCACCTCCATCTACGGCGACGCCACTGTTCTGGCCACCCAATCGCTGTCTGGCGCCGGCGCTGTTGATCTGACCAACACCCTGACGTCCCTGACCACCACCGGCTCTGCCCAAGCCCTGACGCTGGCAAACGGCACTGTGGGCCAGATGAAGGTCATCGTGCACGCTGTGGACGGCGGTTCGGCTGTGCTGACGCCCACCACTGCTATCGGTTACACGACCATTACTTTCACTGCTGTTGGCGACGCCGTCACGCTGGTGTACACCGCGACCGGCTGGGCAGTTGTCGGCTCCAAAGGCGCAACCATCGCCTAATAGGGGTACCCCATCATGATGCAAACCGATGTCAAAAGTGCCACGGCTACGGCCGATGGCACCATGGTGGATCAGCCCACCCGTGTCAAAGGCATCCTGATCACCACCTCGGGCACCGCTGGTTCCGTGGTGCTGAAAAACGGTGGTGCTTCGGGCACTGCGCTGATTACGCTCAACACCCCCGCTGTGGCTGAGATGTTCAACGCGCTGCTGCCGGCCGAAGGCGTTCGGTTTACAACAGATGTGTACGTCGACGTGACCAACGTGGCTTCCGTAACGGTGTTCTATGGCTGAAGAAAAGCGTGTAAGCCTCGAAGGTCGCAGCATCTTCGTGGGTATTCCGACATACGACGGAAAGCTCAACATCAAGTTGGCTTACACGCTGGCCGCGCTCATGCCTGTGGCATTGAAGCACGGCATCACCATCAAGCTCGGGCATGTTTCTGGGTGTTCCATCATCACGATGGCGCGCAACATGCTGGTGGATCAGTTCCTCAAGTCGGACTGCACCGAGCTGCTTTTCATTGACGCGGATGTGGTTCCAACGCCGGAAGACATTCTGCGACTCGTTGCCCAGAGCGGCGACAAAGACGTCACTGCGGGCATGTACCCCCGCCGCGCCAAGGACCGCAAGTTCTTCTTGGACTTCCATTTGGACGACGCCGGCGACCTGGAGTTCGAAGGCGCCATGATGCGCGCCAATCGTGTCGGCACGGGGTTCATGCTGATCCGGCGGCACGTGATCGAGCAGCTTGCAGAAAGCGCTGTGAAGTACCTTGGCCAAGACGGTGTTGGCGAAGTGGCCAACGTCTTTGAGTTCAGTATGCTGGACGGAAAGTTTGTCGGGGAGGACTACACCTTCTGCGACAAAGCCACAGCCGCCGGCTTTAAGGTTTGGGTGGATGTCGAGATTTGCCTGCCGCACATCGGCGTGGAAGAATTCACCAACGACTTCAAGAATGAAGTGGTGGTGCCTCTGATCCAAGACCTCCGTAAGCAAAAACTGAAAGTGGCAAATGGCTAAGACACCCGCATGGCAACGCAAAGAAGGCAAGAACCCAAAGGGCGGCTTGAACGCCAAGGGCCGAGCCTCGGCCAAAGCCCAAGGCATGAATCTCAAGCCCCCACAGCCAGAGGGCGGCAAACGCCGAGACTCTTTCTGCGCGCGTATGGAAGGCATGAAGAAGAAGCTGACCGGCGAGAAGGCCAAGAAAGACCCGAACAGCCGAATCAACAAGAGCCTTCGGGCCTGGAACTGTTGACATGGAACTGATGATATGGAACGGCGTGCTGTCCTTTGTCTCTGCGATCTTGGTCATGTGGATCAAGTCGTCGCAAGACGAGGTAAAGCGTTTGTCCATCCTGCTGAGCAAGACTCGGGAGGAAGGCGCGGAGAAGTACGTGACCAAGGTTGAAGTGCACAGCGACATCAACCGGGTTCTGGATCGTCTGGACCGGTTGGAAAACAAGATTGACACGTTCATCCGGGAGCAACGAAGTGCCCTCGGCTAGTAAGAAACAACACAACTTCATGGCTGCGGTGGCGCATAGCCCGTCGTTTGCCAAGAAAGCAGGAGTGCCCGCCTCGGTGGGCAAAGAGTTCATCAACGCGGACAAGGGCCGCAAATTTGCACAAGGAGGCCTTATGGCTACCAAATCTTCTGGAAACGGCATCACCAAAGCCAAGATGGGCAGCGTCAAAACTGCAGCTCCTAGCCGCGACGGCATGGCTACCAAAGGCAAGACCAAAGGCACGCAGATCGTCATGAAGGGCGGCAAGCCGCTCGGCATGTGCGGTGGCGGCATGTCCAAGAAGAAGTAATCATGCGCGCAAGCC